TTTTTCTTTGCATAAGACTTTATTTCCATAACAGTCTTTTTAGACAAATCTTCAATAATAGACATTAGTTCCTCCTATGTCATTATACCAGAATTAGCGCCGTCTTCTTCCTCTACCAAAATTATTTTGTGATGGCAAACGAATTCCATTTGGTGTACCAGATGGATTAACTGCGTTTGGCCCTGATGTATCACCAAGGTTTGCATTTCCAATGGTTCCCATAGTATTAACTTGCAAACCATTAGAACCCATTATAATTACTCCTGGATTTCCTAATGTAACTATTGCACCTTCACCATTGTGTGAATGATCAATAGGTGTTCCTGGATATGACATTACTTCTCCTTATGAATGACTAAAGGGGACAGATTTCTCCGTCCCCCAAGTCAATCGTTTAGCGATTATGAGTTGTTTGCTGCTGTTGCGAATGCAACTGCGTCAAGTTCTTCCCACTGAATACCAAAGCGGACGAATACTGTGTACTCAATTGTGTCCTTCTTTGGCTGGTAGAAACGGTTTACAGTGATATCACGTTGGAATCCCCATACACGGTTCTGCGGGAATGTCAAATCAATGTATCCTGCAGGGTAGTAAGGAACTTCCTGGACTTCAACACCGAGAACACGAGTTGTACGTGCTCCACCAAATGTCTGAGCGTTACCATCAAGGTATGCCTGACGGTTTGCAGGTGTACCTGCTGGCTTGCCAGCAAATGCTTCTGCGATTGCATCAGCCAATGTACCATTGTTCTTAATGATACCCTGGAATGCGTCTGTACCTGCATAGAACTTAAGGTTGTTCTTAATTGCACGATACTTACGTGGCATTGCGAGAATAATGTTTTGCATAATCTCTGTTGTCCATGCGTTGTTTGCTACAGTGACCATTGACTCGTGTGAGTCTCCGCCCTGTACCTTTGAAACGAAACCTTCCATGATTGAAAGGAAGTTTCCTGTTGAACCGTCACCGTTGATCGCAAGATCTTCAATGTCGTTTGCAAAAGCAGTTGTCATCAAACGTACTAGATGGTCTTCAAGAGCGCCACCTTCTACGTTATCTTCTAGTGCTTCTGTTGATACTTCCCAGTCAAGACGAATCTTCTTTGTAGTCAATTCAACCTTTGAGAAAGTTGCGCCTGCATTTGTAAATGTAGGGTCTGCTTGTGCTGCTGCACGAATTACACGCTCACCAACGTTAACTTTTTCAAGTTCCATTGTATTTGCTCGCATAGTAACTCTACGTCCATCCTTAGCGAGAACTGTAGCATCCCACACATAATCAATGAAGCGACGTGCTTGTTCAGGCAATAGGATACCACCTGGTGTACCGACAGGGTTAACTGCGTTTGCACCTGATGTTCCGTAATTTGCACCAGTAATATTACCTAGTACGCCGTCACGACCACTTACGATGGCTGCTGCGTTACCTGTTGAACCAGATGCGACTGCACCTGTTCCATCATGCCCGTGGGCTGCGGTAGTTCCTGGATAGTTTTTTACGATATCTTCTGACATATTGTTCACCTCCTAGTGATTTTTATGTTAGTTGTATAGGTCGGAGAATTTGAGGAAACGTCCGCCCCATAGGGATTTGTGAACTGGAGTTGAATCCAATTCCTGCACGATCTCGCCTAGATCGCCAGACTTGCGGAAAGCGGTGTCCTTTTCTACGGAATCAACTCTCTTTCCAATTTCATTAAAAGTACCCTTGATCTGATTTACATCAGTTGTTGTGGCATCAAGAGACTTCTTCATATTAGCAACTTCATCACCAAGTGACTTAATTGTTGCTGTTAGATCGCCAAAGGCATTAGTAACAGATTCCTTGATTTCTGCAATTGCATTTGCAATTACATCGTCAGCCTTTGCAGCGTCTTCTGCTGCTGGTGCTTCTGGAGTCTGAATTGCATCTTCTGCTGAAGATGTAGCACTATCTTCCACAATTGAATCAGACTTTTCTGCTTCAGCAACTGGTGCCTCGGCTTCTACGACTGCTTCTACTGTTTCTGTTGGTTGTGCCTCTGGAGCAACCTCTGCGGATACTGCTTCTGCTTCTGCAACTGGTGCATCAACTACTGCTGTTGTATCTTCTGACATAGGGTTTACCTCCTTGGTAATCTTAGATGTATTAATGCCTTTAGCACTATCAACTAAGAACTTTATCATATTTGCTTTTTCTGAGTCATTTTTTTCTACAAAACCAATGTTTTTCATTTCGTTACCACTTACTGGGCTAACGTATGTTTCTTCATCAGAAGTTAGAACAATTCCTGTTTCTTCATCATAGAAAACATTTTCTACAATTGTGTTAGCAATATCGCCTTTAATTGTATCTACGCCGTCAACTTTTTCAACTGACATAATACTTGCAAATTGATTTGCTGGGGAATCTACAAGACTCAACTCAACAAGATCATAATCCTTAATAACTCTAATTGCTTTATCAAGTTCTTCATTATATGCATCATCCCACTTGTTCATTCTACCGCCGATAGAAAAACCTGTGTATGTTCCATCAAGAACTTTTTCCCAAGCATCGCTTGCGCCCTTAGAAATGTATGTAGATACATAGATTCCCTTATAGAACTTCTTTGATTCTGGATCAAAATATTTTTCTTCTTTAAATGAAATCATCTTGCCAACTGCTGAAGGCTGATGCATTTCACGAATGTTTCCACGGAACTTTGCAAAAGCACTCAAAGATGCTTCAGTTGTAACAATGTCATATTGCTTATCAACATTGTCAAGGGATGCAAAACCAGAGACAATTCTCTTTTCAATATCTACTTTGCCAAAGGGCATTGATAAGCGAACATTGTCGCCGTCAGTGGTCCAAAAAGCCTTATTTATGTTCATATCGTATTCCATTATACCAAATGTTTATGTAGATTTCTCAACTATTGAGACGCTCTACCTTCACCCTTCGGATTACGTCCAGATACAGTTGCAGGGCCATCTGATTGGCTGTTTGTTCTCTCTGCATCTCTAGAACGATTTCCATTTGCTCTTGAATCTGCAGCCTGTCTTGGGCTTAATTCAAGCGGGGTATCACCATGATCTGCTTGTGGAAGATCTAAGATTTCACGGGCTTCGTTAGGAAGCATAATCTGATTCTTAACATAACGTTCAAGGATTTGTGATTGTGCAATCTCATCTGTAAGAGTAAGTTCGTTAAACTTAAACTGAAGAATGTCAGTTCTTTCCTTAATAAGTTTGCTAATTACCTTCTCAAGATGCTGTTGCTCTGGACGAGAAACCTGCTCTTTAAATGTACGGTCTTGTGATAATGATGCTGCGATACCAGAGTCTGATCCACCAAGTTTAGAAATTGGAACCTGATGAGCAATTAAAATATCATCACGGTTCTGCTTACGATACTCTTTAAATGATCCATCTTGAATACCGTTTTCAATTGGCTTCATATCAAACTCAACCTTAGAGTGATCATTGTCGCCAGGAAGTGGGATATATAGAGTTCTGTGTGACTGAGACTTTAGTCCTGTTTGCAAGAATCTAAACATCTTATCTTCGGCATCAGCAGATAATTTAGCACCCTTAAGAGTGATTACATATCTTGGTACCGCTTTGTTTTCAAAATAATCAATGTTGTATTGTGAAGCAAGTTGATCACCAATAAGTGATGGTAGCGCTGCAATAATATCTGGAACACCATAATATGTATTTAGTGGTGAATAATCCTTAAAGTGAATAATTTCATTTGGACGTGGATCTGCTGTTAATGGATTAATATTTGTAGCACCAAAATTACGGAAGTAAACAACCTTTGGCCCAATGATCTGAACGTGTCCATCACGGATACGACGAACACGCATTGTTGTAGATGGAATATGACCAACATATCCAATCTCACCACTTACTGTTCTACCAACTTCCATGTAACCATTTCCAGTTGCCTGAAGGTCAGTATAAATCTTTTCCATTGTACGTGTAAAACTATCATCATCGTTAAGTGACTCAAGCCAATCACGAAGTTCTAGTTTTGCTCTTTCAATTCTCTTACGTGCACGATCTGTTGCACCTTGGTCTGCGTTATTTTCAAGGCTCATCATTGTACGGTCTGTTACATCAAAACGGTAACCAAGACCAACAACATTTTCTACCTTTGCATCAATAGCAGCATGGTTAGCAAAAGATGTGTCATAAAAATTAGCAAGTTCATACATGTTATACGGTGGTGTGATTACATCAAAAAGACCGTATCCATTTCGGTATACCAAACCAGGATTAATTGCCTTTGATCCAGAGTCTTCTCTTCCTTTTGGATCTGCATTTGCTGAATCAAGATACGGGGTGCTAAGAAGGTCAATGTTTGCATTAGTTGCAAGGTAGCCTTCTTGTGTCATTGCTTTATTTACTTGTCGTGTCATACGACGTTTAAAATTATCTTCAAGTCCTGCAAGATTTTTTAGTTCTTCCCATGATTTATTAAATGGGTCACTATTTTTAAATTGGCTTTCTGGTTTTTCTGTTGTACCAAGTCTGGCTTCTAGATAATCTTCGTTATTCATTAAATGATTCCTTGCCTGCCTTGTTGAGAGTCTGTTGTGCTGCATGCCATGCACCAAGATCGTTCATAGATGGAATCAGTCCTTGTTTCATACGATCCATTTGCTCTGAGTGTTCTTCATCTGTAATTCTGGTAAGTCCAGGAACAAATACTGCTTCCCCGTCGCCTTCATCACCATAATGCTTGGCTGCTGCTTTAAGTTCTGCAATTTTTGACAAGTCATTACGCATTGCCTCAATGTTTAGAACATTGCCTTCTCCGTCAGTAAACCACTTGCCAGTTGATTTCTTGTACACATATAGACCCCAGTTATACTTCTTTTCAATAACTTGTCTACGTACATTTTTGACAATTGGCTCGCCAGTTTCGGGGTTGATTAAAGAATCCATAACCATCAGTATACCATATTCCTATTAGATTAGTAGTTAGACTACCAAGAGTTTAGTAAAACTTGATCTCGCATGCGTCTGTGGAGCAATAACTCTCGCCTTCAGCCTCAAGGTTTTCTACTCCATCATAAATAGCAGACCAGTCAATTTTACCAATCTTGCCTACATATGCGTTGTATTCTTCACGAGTAATCTCACTATAAGGCTGCTGAGGATAAACCTTGTCTCCCATTGGAAGGAAAGAAACTGCCTTTAACTGGCCCTCATACATGTTTAGTGCTGGCGCTACAAACTTCTTTTCAGTTTCTTTATCAAATGAGAGTGTTACAGAAACACCATTATCTGACCAATACTTCTGAGCAGTTGCTGCCAAACCAATCTTTTCAAATAGGCTGACCTGCTTCTCTGCACGTTTGTGTCCAGATGCTACTGGGAAATATACTACTTGAGTATTTGCTGATACTAGATCTGGTTCAACTTTATATCCCGCCGCTTTAAACAAATGAAGCATTGGATCGGTATCACCAAAACGAATAGCCCGAAGATAGAACTCTCCTCCAGGTCCCCAGTGAACTCCAGGTGTTGCACCAGAAAGAAGTGAAACAGATCCTGATGGCTTAACTGTTGTTACACGAACTGATTCACGAACACATAGCCACTCTGAATACTTATGATCGTAGTAGCGAATCTTGTGATAGCCTTCATCCATCCATTCACGGGTAGTTGGCAAACCATTTTCATCGGCAAATGAAGCAATACCTGTAAGAGATGTACCAATGCGGCGATTGCGTTGCATAATACCATTTGTAGTTGGCCAATGTGTTGGCATAAGGGTAACAGTCTTGCCGTACAAATATGCAAACTTAAGAGTCTTTAAGAAATCTTCTTTTGAATCATGTCGGTTAAGGTGAACTTCTACAAGAGTACAAAGTTCATAAGATTCAAGTGGTTGCTCTGCACAGGGATTGAAGCCCATGATACGAGCATCCTTGTAATCTGGTGCATCTGCAAGACGACCATAATCACGAGCAACTCCAAGCCAAATAAAACCTGGCTCTCCATTATCTGCAATTAGATCAACATAGTCTTCATATTTTGTTCCAACTTCAGCAGCAATAGAATTATTACTCATCCATGCCCAACCTGGTTTTGCTGGATCATATGAGTTTCTTTCTGGAAATACTTCTGGGTTCTTGAGATTAATAAAACCATCATCTTCTGCAGTACCTAATGCAAGAGTTGCAGAACGGCGAACATTGCCAGAAACAACGCATGTGCCAATAAGGTTTACAATATCTACAATTGCACGGCTATCAAGTGCTTCTCCTGCTCTAGAGCCAACTACATTGCGAATGCGTGTATGGAGATCAATCAAAGGTGCTGGACCGCTGGCTACCCCGCCAAAGCCCTTAATAGGGGCTCCTAGAGGACGGATGAGGTCATAGTTGAACTGCTGAATAGGTTGATTCTGACGTAGGAATGAGTTAATCAAAAGGCGTACAGACTCTACCCAGCCTTCACGAGTATCTGGAATTTCATAAATAGATGCTGGCTCAGTAGGAGCATAAATAGACATTTGCTTGTCTTGTCCAAGGGTATCAAATCCAACTCCAATACCCAACATTAATGCATCCATTACCCAGGCAAATAATGCACCAGGGTCATTACGATCAATGTCACGAGTAGAAACCATTGCACAATTTTGAAGGGATGCTGAGTTGCGCTTCTCCATAGTCATTGGTGTACCAAATGCCCATAGACCACGACCTGGTGGAGTCCACTTTAACTCAAACATTCTCTGGAATGCTTCTTGTGCAGACTTCTGTGCTTTGTTATCATTCCAAGGTAGACGATTATCCTTAGCATGGTTTTTCTGAACTGAATACATGCCCTCAATTACACGACGACAAACTTC